CGACGTGAGTCTCCCACTGACCCTGACCGACGTATTCCAGGAACCGCATGTTCTCTTCGCGATCCTCGTTGAACTGTTCGACCACGAACGCGGCTTTCAGCGGGCAGTCGTGACGGCTCAGCGTGTACGTTGCGCCGATGTAGTTACCGGTTTGAACGAAGGCGCAGTACCTTCCCTTCGAGTCCCGAGTCACACCGCGATACGGGTTCTTACCCCTGTACGTGACGACAAGCCCGTTCTGGTCGACCATCTGGCCTTCGTCGTTTAGAGTGACATAATTTTTCATGTGGTATCCTCCTTTGATAGTTTCAGTATACCACAGTTCACATCACTTGTAAAACAATTTTTTACATCTTCTGCGTCTCACATTTGAACTCTTGAAAGGTGAGGGGAAAGTCTGGGAGCTTTCTCGGCATCATCGGCAAGAGCCCACCGTACTTGCCAGCGTAGGACAGACTTATGTGGGGCTTCCACTCAGCCCAAGAGTCAGTGAACCCTTTCTCTTCGAAGTTGCCCAAGAGTCAGTGAACCCTTTCTCTTCGAAGTTTTCACGAATCCAGCGGAGCATCGGTCCTTCGACGTTGAGTACGGGAATGTCTTTCTTCTCACCAAGAAGCTCATACCCAGTCACCTGTACGGGATAGTCGACGCCGAGAGTGTACACTCCGTCGTGTACGTCGCTCACCTCGTTGTCAGTGTAGAAGATCGTCGTGTGAAACTCGAAGTCTTCTGGATCTTGATACTCGCCGTTGAACTGAACGGTGAGGTCGAAGAAGTTGTCCTCACACCACTCCCGCAGCTTTCTCTGAGTCTCTTGGTCATACGTGGCGCAAACGTATTTCTTATGCATGTTTGCCGCTTCTTTAAACGTCATCATCTTTCTTCTCCTTCAGATGTGCTACGTGACTCTGGTGTACACGGCAGTTGATTATCCCGTTGTAGTAGCTGTCGTCGAGAAGAACGTTTCGATCGAACTGTTCCTTTGCTTCGAGGAACCCGGCTTCTCCACGCGTCTTACACAGGTGAAGGATCTCACGGTGAAAGTTCTCCGGTCCGTGTTCTTCTTTCAACTCTTTCACGAGGTCAGACGATCCGTAGTACTCTTTCCAGTCTGAAAGGACCTGTGACCTTCTCTTGTTCTTCTTTCCCTTGAGAGGAGGCAGCGTCTTCTTCTTCCAAAAGAATTTCTTTCCAACGTACTTCTTGTTCGTAGACTTGTCGGTAATGACGTAGACGAACGCCGCGTACGGTTTCAGTTCTTCTTCTGGTGGATCAAACACCTCACCCTTGTAGTACCAAGTCATATTTGTTCTGCAATTTTTTTCGCCGTCTCTCGATCATACTCGAGCGCGTCCTTTAACAGTTGAATTTTTCTTTCAATGATTTCCTTGTCCCAATTACTCTCTGGAATGGCTTCTTGAAGACTCTCGATCACTTCTTCTGGTGTCTCATTCTTCATCGAGATGATCCCACAGATCGAGCTGCTCTTCCTCTTCGATGGGTTCCGCTCCGCAGAACGGGCAGAACTCGATCTCGGGTTCGTTGTGTTCGATGAGAAACTCTGCCTCACAGTTACTGCATACGATCTCTTGTCTTTTCATTCTTGTCTCCTTTGAAAGTAGGCACCGTTCATACGATGCCTACTTATCTTTGTCAAAACGACACTTCACACGCTTGACCACTACATGCAATTGATCCCATCGTGTCGATGTCGATGTAGCTCTTCGTAGTGAGCTGATCCGTGAAGTCGACGTCTGTCATGTTCTGCTGGATCTTCGTCCACTTGTGCAAGAGCGCAACGTCTTTGAGACAGTACTCAGCCTGAGTCATGTTTCCTTCGAAATAGTTATCTGCGAACTTCTTGAAACGGCGAATCCATTGTGCTCGTAGATCCAGAGATTCGCCGATCTGTTCTTCTTCATGCTTCGCAGCAGAGGTTGCTTCCCACAGGTCGCGGAATCCGTTTGCCGCATCCACGATGAGCCCGGAAGCGAAGAAAGATGCTCTTCCATACTTGACAAGGACGTCGTCTTCTGACATGATCGTGGTGAATGGTGCTTGAGGATAGTCTTTGTCTCCGTGAGCTCCGAGGAAAGATATTCCAGCAAAGAACGCTCGATTCTTGAATACATACTCTGTGACTTCGTCCCACTCGAGATCGGTGACAGTGACGGTGTTTGATACGTTGTGACGCAGTCTTTCATCTGCGCATGCTTCTTTTCTTGTTCCATATTCTACCCAGTTCTGCTGTACCGACTTTACTTTTTCGAGAAGACGCTTACCGTTCAGCTGATCCTTGTAGATCGCGTCTTTGTCTGCGATGACAGGGAACGAGATCGAGTAGTCAGTACCGTTCGCGGACCAGATCGACTCTTCAACCATGTACGGCATCTTTTCTGCGATCAACTGTGCGATCTCGCTCTCTTTGTTGATCTGCGCCGTACGAAGGTAACGAGGCGCGTGTTCACCATGAATACCAGAAGTCGTCTGAAGAAGAACAGACGCGTTACCGGACGGCTTCACGCACGTACCACGCGCGCACGGGTTGATACCGATCATCTCTGCGACTTCTTCGTTTACTTTGAGGACGGTCTCTGCGCCCTTACGCTGAACCTTTTCGTCGAGAAGAATCTTTGGGTTGCTCATCCATCCGGTGACGGAAACGCCTAAGAGAGCCTCGCGATCAAAGATCTTCTTTGAGGTCTCGTCGATGTACTTGAAGTCCGTGTATCCGGCCTGAAGCGTACCAAGAATGGCCGCTGCACGACACGCACGATAGAACTCCTCTGGCGTTTCTGCTGCGCCACCGTTGATCTCCGTGAGGTTGCACTGTTTTGTTAACACGTTGTTAAAGACGCCACAATGTTCTTCTAATTCTTCAAAGCAGTAGGAGTTATGTAGACCTGGAAGGGGTACAATTTCTTTAATGATTTGATTTTTTCCTTTTCTTATTTCACTTGTTCTTCGTGGCATTTCAAATTTTTTACACCATAGATCTTTTGCGTCGCAAACATGTGCGTACCAAAGATCTTGGTTTCTCATTCCCACATTTGTTTTTTCACCAGCAGAAATGGCAAGATTTACAGAAACATGCTCGATTCCAATTTTTTTCAACAGAAGTTGCAAATCTCTAATGTCATCTTCTTTACCAGCAATGGCAAATCCATTATTTTTCTTAGTACCATCCGCGTCTATCCAACCAGCAACAAATGCTTTAATAGATTCTCTATCCCACTGAAACAATTCCTTTGGTAAACCGGAATTATATTTCAAACGATAAGCAAACTTTCTATCCACCTGTGGAAATGCTATATCCAAATATTTTTTAACTTTGCCATTATATTCATAACTGCTTTCATTAACAATGGTATCTGAGGAGAATGAAATTTTATCAATGTAATCTTCCCCAACCATTGCTCTTGGAAGTCGAATTGAATTTCCATTCATTGTGCATGAACCATCACCAAGAATATACCCATATTCATATGCATTTTTTTCATAAACACCGTCATTATGAGATATATTAGCTCTAGGAACATGAAGTTCATATTTTTCATCATTTGCAATTAATTCGGAAGTAGTAAGTTCTCGATATTCCGTTTCAAATCGATTTTTAACGAGAAAATTATGATTTTCTGTGCAATCTAAATAAGATCCATCTGAAAAAATTACACGATAAAGTTTACGATTTTCACCTGTTTGAATAGGTGTCACCTTAGACCATTTTTTACCATTCCAAATTTCAATATCACGTTTCTGATCTACTACTTCACCAATTTTTTCAATCCCACTCTTCGTAATAAGCTTAGTGTCATAACTAACGCACCCCTGCCAACCGGACTTACCGTCGATCTGCGGGAACATGCCGATTTCCACGCAGGGGTTCGTGGTGAACTCTTTGTCTTCGACAAAGAAGAACCCGGGTTCACCGTACTCCTTGATGCTGTTCATGAAGTACTTGAACTGATCGAAGGTGACTTCGTCTCGAACGATGACTGCACTGTTGTTTGAACGTCCACGCTGAGGATTGTCGACGATCCAGTTGCCCGTCTTTGCTTTGATCATCTCTTCGTCGTCTGGCGAAAAAAGACAGATCGTCGCTGAACGACGAACACCACCGGCGAGAACAGCGTCTGCCGCGAACATCACAATGTCGTAGACGTGAATCGGTCGCAGGACAGTTTCGCCCTTCAGGATCAGTCCCTGAAGAAGATACTCGATCTTGTCAAGCGCTTTGCGAAGTGGTTCTGGTCCCGGCGCTTTGAATCCACCAGAAATCATCGATCCCTTGGGCCGGATCTCGGAAAGATCAAAGAATACGCGGCGTCCTTCATACTCTGGGAAAGTACCACCTCCCACGAAATAAGATGACAGTAGAACGCCAAGGCAGTTAGCCCAACCTTCGATCGAATCATCTGGCTTATAGACTTTCGCTTGTTTTTTTCTTTCTGCAATTTGTGGTAGTTCCTCTACGTGATGTCGTTGAACTGAAAAGCCCGCACCGGCTCCGCAGAGAAGAATGTAGAAGATCTCTTGGAAGAATGCCACTCTGTCTGCGTATGAAGACGTACAATTGTACATGCGCATCATGTGCTTTAGGATCTGATCCCCACCAAACTGAAGAGCGCGCTGTGCTCCAAGTACTCGTTTTTCTTTGTACGCAGCTTCGGCTTCGTCAATGAGTACCGCGAGCTCGTCTGTCATCTTGTCTTTGTAGAACTCGCGATGCATGTTCATCACTCGCTCTACGGCTTCGTCCCAACTCTCGTACCTCTGTTCTTCTTCGTTCCATCGTGAATAGGATTCATAAAACTTAGTGTCTGAGATAAGATCGCGTGTGTCTTGTTCATCAGACGCTCTTTCGGCAACTACTTCTTTGAGCATTTCTTCTCCTTCTTCTCATTTTGAGACAAAAAAATAACGGTGCATAAATCAATTACGCACACGACTATTTGGATGATCCAATACTAATTTATATTATCACGTTCGTCTGAAATTGTAAATATGGTATATTTGTAAAAAAACGTTACCACATATACAATTAATTTCCAGAAACAGACGATTCATAATAAACTAACAACTGCTGCTGTTGTTCAATATATCTACGCAGTTCAGCGAGATTCACTGAAAGGTTTTCGTACCCTTGAGCCGTGGTGGCGAAGAACACTGCGTTTGGGTTTTCCTCAAATCTTTGAGCGAACTCGTCAATGTTGTTTGTGTTGACCACCACCCACTCGACGTCGTTCAGGTTCACTCCACGAGGACGAGCCTGAATGGGAATTTCGCGCTCGATGTATTCCGTCTGTGTTATCGTCTCAGTCGTTGGTGTGCACGCACTCAGGATCAGTAATGCACTCAAGATCATCGAAAGCTTCACGAGTACCATCATTGATAATTCCTTCTATTAGTCCGGGGCGTTCACGAGCGAGTTCTTCAAGATCGTGTTCGTTGAAAATGTCTTGTAGATCGTCTACCTGTTGTTCCGCCTGCTGCATCTGCCTTTGTAGCTCAAGTGTCAACTGAACGTTTTGATCAAAATCTTCTTGCAACTGGCCGAACGATTCACGTGTCGTTTGAAGCGCGCTCTCCATCTGTTGCACTTGATTCTGAAGCGATGCGATCTGCTCAAGACGATTGTTGTATTCGTTCCATAGAAACCAACCGGCGACAAGAATGATGCCGGCTCCAGCCATGTAGAAGAACAGCTTGTTGAAGATCATTTCACTCGTTTTCCTTGCGTGTATCTCTTGAGAATTCGTGGAATTCGATCTTTTCTACGACGCTTGTCAGTTACGTTGTACATCTTAAAGAGAGCCTGTGGACCCATAACCGTCTTCTTTGGGTCAGGAATAGCAGAAGTGTTCATCGTCGGACTTCCGCCTTCTGTTTCTTCGTTGGTTTTTTTCTTTTTCTTCTTGGGCTTCTCACCCGGAGTCTCTTGCTTGTACTTTCGTACTAGACCGTCTGTGCCCCAGAAGCCCGCACCGTGTTCCTCTTTCATTTCTTCACCACCTTCATTCTTTTCTTGATCTTAATGTTGTTCGCATCGTAGGCGAGATAAACGTTGTGTCGAGGTGCACTCATGTTTTCACCTCCGTTGTATCTCAATCCGTCATATCCAATTTTGCGAAGGTGTTCTCTTGCGGCGTCACTCGTAGTCATCCCCTTTGAAAGACCCTTGAATACCTGGTGACCAGTGAGTGTGACTGCACCAGACTTTAGGCTTGACACAACTTTATACTTGTCAGATCCCAGTTTGAGCATCCCTGCTCCACGAGCAAATCCTTCGACGTCTTTTGGAAGAACTTTCTTCAGCTCTTCACCCGTAAATTTATCGTCTACGTCAAAGTAGTTGTTTAGCTTCAACTGAACCTCATAGATCAAAGGATCCCCGTTCTTTTTCTTTGCCATCGACTTTGCATACGTCGCGGCGACAGAGATCTTATCGGTGAAGTATGCCACACCTCCTCCAAAGTAGTCGTTAGCGACACGCGCCTTTCTCTGATCGAACTTGCTGAATCGACTTCCGGAGCCGTGATAGACGGTTCCACTGAACCGATTCTTTGACACTGCTTCGTTCAAATATGATTTGAAAGACTGCATGTTACTTCCTTCGACTACTTTCAAGCAGTTCTGTGATTTTTGGATCCGCGACTACTTCGGGGTAGTCTCTGGGATAGATGTACCTGAGCTCGATCAGAAAAGGCTTGATCACACGCCAACACTTATCGTTAAGCTTCTTTTCAAACATATGAAGAGACGCCGGAATCGTGAAAGCGTTTGTGAACACTATCAAATGATTCATAAGCAGGCGATGAGAGATTTTTCCGGTCTCGTAGTATCGACTGACGAGTCTCTTGATATAAGTGATTCTGTTCAAATCTTCATAGAAGTCTTCTTCGTTGTTGCCTCTTGGATTGTAGTAGTGAGTCGCCGCATAGAAGAGAAAATCTTCATCGTCAAACATTACGAGTTCCTTGTTACTGAATCTGTTCTTTCAACGATTCCATCATGTTTTCGTAGCTCTTTCTCTTATCTATAAAAACGCCGTGTACTCTCATTGCGTATTCAGCGAGACTGTCCTTTGTCGGATATCTCTCTTCAAGACTCTCGGTCTTTAACTCTGGCTGTGGTGCTGGTTCGCGTGGAGTCGAGAGTTCTGGTGTAACAGTAGTCTCTTGTTCTTCGTAACCGTAGAACTCTCGAATCTCTTCTTGCTTGAACCGACGACAGGCAAGAAGCTCACCTGTGTTCGGATCCATCCAGCCCTTCAGAGTAGGGACAGCGTTCGGTGCCCAATTCGGTGCTTTGATCATCAACTTAGTCCTTCATCTTTACAGCGGCTTCTGCTTCTTTCTTAGAGTCAAAGTAACCCTTAGACTTTCCGTTCACGTAGAGTTCATAACCCTTGTTTGTCTTCCAGATCTCAACGTCGTCTGTGCTCATGACTTTCTTAGCGTTGGGATCTTCATCATGAGACTCTTGTACGAAAAGCTTTGCAAATCGTTGAAGAGCTTCAGCCGTTGGCACCTTTGGCGTCTTGTCGCCTTGTTCGTTGTCCTGTGGACGCATCGGGCCCTTCTTGCCCGACGCTTTGATCGCAGAGGCGGTGTCAGCGGCAGCTTTCTCGCCGTCGATCTGAGAGTCCTGACCCATAAGATTTACACCGTGCATAGCAAGAAACTTCTTGTCAGACGCGGTGAATCGATCCATCATAGACTGAGACGGACCTGATCCAAGAACACGGTTCTCTTCAATGTTTTCTTCTGCAACTTTACTGTCGTCAGTTTCCATTTTTGGGTTCTTGTCAACGTTCTTCGAGATCGCCTTGCGGCGCTTGTGAAGATACTTGTCAGAGGAATCAGTGTCGCCATCGTTGTCGATGTCTTTGTCCTTACGATCCTTGTACTTGTCGTCGAGCTCGTCTTGATCGACTGGATCAAGCTTCTTTTTCTTTTCGTTGAGGGACACGTTGCGAGCAAGATTCACGAGTCCCATAAGATCTTTCTTTTGCATTATTCTTCTTCCTCTGTTTCAGGCAATGTGATTTCTTCTTCTATAACGATACGTGAGATGTCAAATTCTTCAGACAGCTCATATGGAACTGGATCCCAATGTGAGACGAGTATGTATTCACCAGGATCAAGTACGCAATCCGCAAAATCATCGTCTCCAACATAATCAATGAAAGTAAAGATCTGAACTTTTCTTTCCCCCGGCGTGTAGATGTCGTGTCCTGTACCAAGACACTCTGTTCCTAACACCGCAACCGACCATGTCGCTTCAAACGGCTCAAACACAGTTCTATCAAGAGTGATCAGACCATTCTCATACGACACTCCACGCACATTCATGGCGACGGTTTCTTCTATCTCTTCGTTCCACCACGGTTGAAGAACAGCCATGTAGGTGACTGTCAATCCTAAACACAATCCCAACAAGGCGTCAATCCACTTGAGGTTGTTTACGCTTAACACTTATCTTCCTCCGCTCAATAGTCCTACTGTGAATGTAGCAAGGCCGGAAAAAGCGGCCGTCACTAAGATCCAGAAGAAACGAGCAAGACCTCCGCGAAACTCAGACAAGTCATTTTCAAGAGATTCAATTCGATTGCTTAGTTCTTGTTGTTTCTTATCGATTTCGTTTTGTTT